TCCCGGATGGAATTGACGTATGACTGCCATTTAGTTAAGGAGGAACGTATGAGTTGGGAGAATATGACGAAAAGAGAAATAAAGCGTATACAAGAAAAAGATTGTAAATACTGCAAAAACTCTATAAAGATATCGTCTGCAGATAGCGGTTGCGATTACTTAGCCATACACAAAAAAAGAAGACCATGCAAACCGGGAGAATGCAGGGCAGCAGGAGTATTTGAGAAAAGAGAAAGGAGAGGGAGACATGGGAAGTAGAATACCTGCAGAAAGACAGGAAGTAAAGAAAGCAAAGGGACTGTATACAGCAGGATACAGCGTACAGGAAATATCTTTAGAACTTAACCGTACCGGAAATACAGTACGGCGTATGATACATGGGTTCTATGATAACTTAGAACCTAAGAAACCAAAAGAGAAAGATAAAGAAAAACCGCTGTGGCAGGTATGCTTTGAGACAGAGTGGGAGAACACAGTAAACAGGGTTAGAAAAGCAATGGGTAAAGAACCGATTTAGGAAGGAATAGAAAATGAGAAAATTTGAATTAACAACAGACACAAAAATGAGATTTGGAAAGAAATTATTTAGAATTAAAGCACCTATTGATTTTGGGAATGTAAAAGCAGGAGAAAAAGGCGGATACATCGAAAAAGAGGAAAATTTAAGTCAATGCGGCGATGCTGAGGTATACGGCAATGCTGATTATGCAACAGCAAAAGGATTTGGTTCTGAATATCGGACAACAACATTTTTTAAATTAAAAGACTCTAATGAAATCGGAGTTAGATGTGGATGCTTTTACGGAACACTGAAAGAATTTAAAGAAAAAGTAAAAGAAACGCATGGAGAAACGAAGAAAGCAAAAGAATACTTGATACTTGCAGATTTAATGGAATATAGATTTTCGGAGGAAAAATAATGTTACACATTACAGATAATTATTATGCTATCTCTAACAATTACGGCTACACAGTTGCAAGAGATACAGGGAGAAAAAACAAAGATGGAAGCCCAGCATATACCACTTTAGGGTATGTAGGAACAATTAAAGAAGTGGTAGAGCTGGTATGTAAGGATAAGTTGCATAATCGGATTACAGAAGGCGATATGGAATTGAAACAGGCTCTCGAGTTTGTAAGAGAACAAACGGACAGGGTGTTGAAAGCTATGGTAGGAGTGGATGTATAAACAGATTTTTCCGTTGGTAGATATATGGTTAAGAGAATGATGAAAGCACAGGAGGACACATGACGAAAAATAGTTTAATTATAGATTGCTTTTCTGGTGGCGGAGGAGCAAGCGTTGGAATGGAAATGGCTTTAGGAAGACAAGTAGATATAGCTATAAATCACGATCCGGAAGCTATCCGTATGCACAAGGTAAATCATCCTGATACGTTGCATCTTACGGAAGATATTTTTAAAGTTGATTTGAAAAAATATGTAGCAAGTAGAAAAGTAGCTTTAATGTGGGCGAGTCCAGACTGCACCAGCCATAGTAAAGCAAAAGGGGGACAGCCAAGGAAAAAGGGCCTTAGAATTCTTCCGTGGGCAGTTTACAAACATGCCAGGAAAATTCTTCCGGAGGTTATCATTATGGAAAATGTAGAAGAAATACAGAAATGGGGACCCTTGGATGCAGATGGAAGACCTATAAAGGAGAGATGCGGAGAAGACTACAAAAAATTTATTTCTGCAATGTGTGGATTGGGTTATAAATTTGACTGCAGGGAATTGGTGGCAGCAGATTATGGAGCACCTACGACAAGAAAACGCTGGTATGCGGTTTTCCGAAGAGACGGAAAGGATATTGTATGGCCTAAAGACAATGAACCAAAATGGAAGCAGTGCGGAGATTATATTGACTGGTCGGATTTTGGAAAATCTATATTTGGGAGGAAAAAGCAACTTGCAGAAGCCACACAGAAAAGGATTGCAAATGGAATTAGGAAATATATTGTTGAAAATCAAGAGCCTTACATAGTAAAAAACAAAGAAGCCTTGGCTTTCTTAATACAGTATCACGGGGAACAAAAAGAAGGAGACGCCAGAGGACAATTACTTTCAGAACCAATTAAAACTATAGACACAAGTAATAGATATGGATTAGTTACTGCTTTTATAACTAAATACTATAAGACAGGGATAGGACAAGGATGTGACGAGCCGTTACATACAATTACCACATCACCAGGACATTTTGGCTTAGTATCAGCATTTTTGATTAAATATTATGGTACTGGGTGTGGACAAAGCTTAAAAGAGCCACTTGTAACCATCACCACGAAAGACAGGTTCGGCCTAGTAAATGTAATTATTGATATTGCAGGAGAAAAATACGTCATCGAAGATATTTTCCTTCGGATGCTAAAACCAGAGGAGCTAAAACGGATGCAAGGGTTTCCGGATGACTATATTATCGACAGAGATATAGAAGGAAGAAGATATCCAATCAAGGAACAAGTTGCCAGGATAGGGAATAGCGTAGTTCCGGTAATGGCTAAAGCGTTGGTAGAAGTTAATTGCCCATACTTAAAGGTGGGAGAGCGCATGCCAAACATGAAGATAAATGAAAAATTATATCAATTAAAATTTGCTTAGGAGGACATATGAAGAAATCTAATTTAATCCCCAAACAGAAATACATCCGTAGACGCACAGTAGACGGAAAGAAAACAGAAAGCATTATGGAGTGTATCCAGATTACACCAGCAGGAGGAATTTTCTTCCAGGGAGGAAATCTGGAGAAGCTTACGAATAAGGAGATAGAGGAGGAGCTGGATAGAAAAAATGAAAGCAATAATAAAATACCCAGGGAGTAAATGGTCTATTGCAGACTGGATTATAAATTTCTTTCCAGAACATCACACATATTTAGAGCCATTCCTTGGTTCTGGGGCTGTGCTATTTAATAAAACTAGAAGTGATATAGAAACAGTAAATGATTTGGATGGAAACGTAACAAATCTTTTCGAGTGGATAAAAAGAGATCCGGAACGTCTGGCTAAAGAAGTGTATTATACACCATACGCAAGACAAGTTTATCAGGAAAGCTTTAGACGTATACCGGAAAACAGCCTTTATAAAGCAGTACACTTTTTGATAAAGCTAAACATGGGACATGGTTTTCGGACAAACGGTCAGCAAGTAGGTTGGAAAAGTGACATACAAGGAAGAGAAAGAGCTTATGCTGCAGCAGATTGGACGACTTTGCCAGAAAGAATTATAACAGCAGCAGAACGACTCAGGGGAGTACAGATAGAGCAACGGCCAGCAATAGACGTGATAGCCCGCTATAACTTCCCGAATGTTCTTATCTACGCAGACCCTCCGTATATGCTGGAAACAAGGCATGGAAAACAATACAAAGAGGAAATGACGGATAAAGACCATGAAGTCCTTCTGACTCTTTTAAAACTACATAAAGGTCCTGCGATTATAAGCGGATATGAAAGTGAGCTATATAATGAGATGCTGAAAGACTGGCACAGGGAAGAAACATTTTGCTATTCGCAGGTATGCAGCAAAAAGAGAGAAATGCTGTGGATGAATTTTGAACCAGAGAAACAGATGAGTATATTTGACTATTGAGGCAAAAAGAATGGAGAAAATAATATTATTCCCAACACATAAAGACTACTGCGGAAAATGCAAATACAGCGGCAGCAGGGGACAGTGTACAAATGAGAAATATATTAAAAATGCAAGAAAGGTATGTTGCGTATGGAAAAGATGTCCGTACCGTGTAGAAGAGAAGTAGAGGAGAAGCGATATGGAAAAACAATTACATGAACTAAAAATACAACCTAAGTATTTTGATGCGGTTTTGAACGGAAGCAAAACATTTGAAATCCGCAAGAATGATAGAGGCTTTCATGTTGGAGACAACATTTTTCTTAGAGAATGGGACAATATAAAATATTCTGGAAGAACGATATTTGCAGAAATTACATATCTCTTAGATGATAAGTTTAGGGGGCTAGAAGAAGGTTATGTAGCACTGGGTATAAAGGTAAATGATTATAGGAAAATACCGTATAAAGAATTGACGGAGGAAAGAAAAGAATGAACATACTAAAGAAGATTTTGGAAGAGATTGAAAAAGAGCAGAACAGTTATGAAGCTGATCATGCGTGGAACTATAGTAAAGGACTGGAATATGCAAAAGAAATCATCCGCTCCCACATGAACCATAACGGTGATACCGAAATGGCTGGCTGGATTCCATGCAGTGAGAAGTTGCCGGAAGATGGAAAAGAAGTTTTAGCACAATTTGTGGTAAGGGTGAGACATACGAATAGGCAAGTGGACGAGATGGTATATATATATCCTTTACATTACGAGGAAGGAGAATGGAAAAGCTTTCACGGAATGCCGAACGGAAAGGTGGAAGCATGGCAGCCGCTTCCAGAACCATATAAAGGAGAGGAGGCAGCAGGTTAATGAATAAAGAAGGATACAGTGACCCAACAGCAGAAAAAGCTATACATAATGCAGATAAGATGCCGAAATACATACAGAACATATTCGATAAGCTTAATCTGGCAGCAGGAAAATCAGGGGTGGAAGTGCTTGTAATCAGGGACAAGGAGACAGGAAGAAAATACAGGAGGTGAGTCCATTGCAGAAAAGACTACGTGATATGACATGGGAGGACTACGGGATATCAAAGAACAGATATGCAGAATTGAAAGCTTTTTGCTTGCAATATGAAGAGAAGAAATCAAAGATAAATAGGGGTATTGGAGCTATGAGCTATGATGGTATGCCGAAAAGCAATTATAAAGAAAATCCATTAGAAACAAAAGCAATCCGAAATGTAACATACCAAAAAGATTGTGAAATGATAGAACAGGCTGCAATAGCTGCATCCACAGATATTTACCCGTACATAATTAAAAGCGTGACGAATGACTTATCGTACAGATTTATTGAGTATGATGAGAAACTGGGAAGGATACCTATTGGAATAAATGAATTCTACGCATATAGACGATTATTCTATCATTATTTAGATTTATTAAAAATTGGTGACAAAATCAACCTGCTTTCATGATAATATGATATTGGCAAAAATCAGAAAAGCCAAGGAACAATCTTCCTCCGTATTGGAAATATGAAAACGGCAGCAGGGTGTCACAGCCTTGCTGCTGTATCAGGCTCAGACGGTAACGCCTGCAAGGTGACTCTTATAGAGAGACTTGCGAAGACCGTCTTCTCCCTAACCTTATATTTTTAAGCACAATGGCAGCAGTACGGCAAGTCCTTGCTGCCAAACGGCGATTAGCGTAGTTGATAGAGCACCTGTCTTATACACAGCAAGTAGCTGGTTCAAACCCAGCATCTCCGACTTGTTCAGAAAAAAATATAAACCGAGCTGATTGTGGCAGCATATCAGCACAAGAAAGCATCTGGAAACAGGTGCTTTTCTTATACAGGAGGGAAAATGACAGATAAAGAAGTAAAGCACTTTTACAATACAGCAGAATGGAAGAGTAAGAGGGAGCAAATATTAAACAGAGACTTCCATGAATGCCAAGACTGTAGAAGAAGACTTGCAGAAGCAATGAAAAAAGGAATTGTCTTACATGGAGAAGATAGAATAATAAGACCAGCGCATGAAGTGCACCACATAAAAGAGTTAAAAGAACATCCGGAACTGGCACTGGTGGACGAGAACCTAATTAGCTTATGTACACAGTGCCATAACATCAGACATGGAAGAAATCCACATAGGTTTGTAAAAAGAAAGAAAAGATTGACAGAAGAAAAGTGGTAACACCCCCCGGCCTAATTCTCAGTGAAAAATAAAAAAATGGAGAACGGGGATGTGGCTAGTACTACGGAGAAATTTCCGCGCGCGCGTGAAAAGGGGGAGGTACATGATTGTATGTGTATGTGGAATGATAGGGGCGGGTAAAACGACTTGGTGTAAAGAGCAATCCGGAATTGTAAGTGATTTTGATGATATAGGAGATAAAAGAATTCAACTGCAATTTACTTTGAAAAAATATGAAGCAGGAGAAAAGGTATATCATATAACATGTTTTCCGACACGTGAGGAAAGAGAAGCTTTTGATAAAGTAAATGTTAAGTACGTTTGGATAAATACAAGCTTCGTACAATGCAGAAAGAATATATTTAGCAGAAATAGAAGTAGGGATATAGAAAACATAGAAAGCGTATTAAATGCAAATGAAAATATTATGGAAAAATATTTTTATTCTGACCTTGAATTTGAAGTGGTAGATATCTTCGAGAGTGAAGAAAAATGGTAGTATATCTAAGATTAAGGAGGTGGTAAAGTGACGCAGAAACAGGTAAGGGCATCTTTATTGGAACAGCTAAGACTACAAAATAAAACATCAGAATTTTACGAAGATTTAGTGAATGACTATATGACGTATTGGAGTCTGAAAAAGAAACTGACTACGGATATCAATAAAAAAGGACTGCGCTATAAAACAATTAACGGAAACGGAATTGAAGTGGAAAAAGCAAATGAGTCCGTGATAAATCTGCCGAAAATCACTACCGCCATGCTTAAAATTTTAAATGATTTGAATTTGAAAGAACCTTTGAGCGAGTCCTCTGCGGAGGACAATTATCTGTAATGATTATTTGCAAAGAAGTAGCAGAATATCTTAGATATGCAGAAGAACACCCCGCATGGATAAACGAGGAAAGAAAGCTTTTAATTGAGAACGTTGTTTTACCGACAATGCGGAGAAATGACGTTTTTTTTGATGAAAAAACCTATAAAAACTGCTTAAAATACTGCGAAAAACACTATTATAAACTGTTTCCATATCAGAAATTCATATACGCTTTTGCGTTTATGTATAAAAATGATATGCCAATTTTCCCTAAGTTCTTTATCATGATGGGAAGGGGAAATGGAAAAGACGGTTTCATCGTTCCACTGGTGAATTTCTTACAGACACCGCTGTATGGAGTGAAAAACTACCATGTGGAAATTGTGGCCAATTCGGAGCAGCAGGTAAAAGATACTTTTAAGGTTGCTTATGATGCTATGGATATTTCTTCTATGAAAGGGAAATTTAAAGTTACAAAGGAACTGATTACCAATATTGCTACCGGTTCTGAATTAAAATATAATACGTCAAACGCCAGCACTAAAGATGGTAAAAGACCGGGCTGTTTAGTGCTGAATGAAATCCATGCTTATGAAAATTATGAGCAGATAAATGTATTTGAGTCTGCACTTGGAAAAGTAAAACACCCAAGAGAATTTATTATTACCACAAACGGATATGTGAGGGAAGGTCCATTAGATGAGCTTCTAGTTCTTTTACGCAAGATACTGGAAATGGGAGAAAATCCGTTAGGCTATTTCCCGTTTATTTGCAAGATTGATAAAGAGGAAGAGGCAGATAATCCGGATGCGTGGCATAAAGCAAACCCGTCTATGGAATATATGCCGATTTTAGCAAACCAAATCCACGCAGACTATCTGGAAATGAAAGAATTGCCGAGCAAGAGACCAGAGTTCATGACGAAACGAATGAACTTGCCGGCAAGAAATGAGGAGCAGACAGTAGCAAGCTGGGACAATATTCTGCGGTGCTGCTATTCCGATATTAAAAGAAAGATACCGAGAGAAGTGCCGGATACAAAAGGGAAGCTTGCAATTATTGGAATTGACTATGCAGATGTCAGGGACTTTGCTTCTGCCGGAGTGCTTACTGAAAAAGATGGAGAATATATCTGGTTGCAGCATACATGGATATGCGCAGAGTCGCCGTTCCTAAATTCTATTAAATTTCCGATTGAGAAAAATTACGGACAGCCGGAATTTATGGATTATGAAGTAGTGCAAGGACCTGTAATTCCTCCGGAAGAAATTGTAAAGTGGTGTATGGAAAAAATGCAGGAATATACTGTTGTGAAAATTACCATGGATACATACCGATACACTATGTTCCGCTTGCTTTTTGAGTCTTACGGTCTCCGAGAAGAAACACGGCAGGATCCATACGGAACGGTACGCTTAATAAGAAAACTGGGTTCTGTCTGTGGAATTATTGCACCGGAAATCGAAAAGTTGTTTTCAGAAAACAAAATTGTCTATGGACCATCTGCAATTATGCGGTGGTATACAAATAATACACAGGTACTTACAGATAAATTTGGAAATAAACAATATGGAAAAATTGAACCGAAGCTAAGAAAAAATGATGGATTTATGGCCTTTATAGCTGCCATGTATTCAAAAGATTTGATAAAGGAGGCGATAGTATATGTTTGATTTTACATGGAGTAAAAAAGGAAAAGTAGAGTCGATTATGGAAAGTATATCGGCAGATATTACAGAGCTGCATATATCAAAATTGGCAATCGAAAAAGCAATCAGCATGATTGCGAAAGCTGTGGCAAAAAGCGAATTTGTCGTACAGAGAAAAAGCAGAAGAGTAAAAGATGATATTTATTATATGCTGAATGTAAAGGCAAATGAGAATGAGACAGCAACGGATTTTTGGATAGAAGCCGTAAAAAAGTTATTGATAGAGACAGAATGTGTGATTTGCAGAACAGGGAAAAGTCTATATATTGCAGACTCATGGAATGTAGATACATCCGTAGTCCTAAAGCAGAGGTATACAAATGTTGTCATTACATCGAATGGTAACAGCTTGCATCTGGATAGAACATTTTATGCAGATGAGGTCATACACCTTAGAAGTAGAAATGAAAAGATTAAAACATATCTGAAAAAAGTGCTTGGTCAATACGACAAAATTTTAGATGCGTTAAGCGAAGCAAAGAGGATTTCCAGCACCCCTAAATTTGAATTAAGAACACAGGGCGTACAACAAATAATGCGAACAAAGAACCCTGATGGAACAGAAAAAGTGCTTACAGAAGATGAATATAAGAATAATATTAAGAAACTTTTAACATCTGATAAAGTAGAGATTATTAAAAATCAGGATACACTTTCCGTAGGAGAGTTAAAGATTACAAATAACGTAAGTACAGAAGACCTGACAAAGATTGCACATGAAATCTTTGTAGAGTGCGCTCTTGCATTCGATATACCGAAAGCAGTATTCTTGGGAGAGATTACAGAAAAAGCGGACAGCACAAATGAGTTTATCACGTACGCAGTAAGTTGGGTAGTAGAAGTTTTAAATGACTCTTTAAATGCAAAGCTGGTAGGACAGACCGACTACCTAAAAGGAGAAAAGATTTGGATTGATATGTCCGGATATAAGCATGTAGATATTATTGAAAGCGCTGCTAATCTGGATAAGCTTAGAGCAATCGGTTTCAGTTTAGACGAAATCTTTAGGATGGTGGGCTGGGAAGAACTGGGAACAGAGTTCTCTACGCAGAGAGTTGTGACGAAGAACTACACGAATGACTTAACGGCAGAAAAGAACAGCACATAAGGAGGTGATCCACATATCTCCCAGCTATGGGGTAAATAGTAAATCTAAGAAAGGAGAAAAAAGAGTGAAGTATTACGCTTTAGAAAAGAAAGACAGCAAAGCAGAGTTGTACATTTTCGGAACAATCACCACATACCCGTGGAGAGAAAAAGACAAAGATGCTTATGGCATCGTAAAAGAACTGTCTGAACTGGATGCAGATGAAATTGAAGTACACATCAACTCAAGTGGTGGTGCGGTTTCAGAAGGTTTGGCAATCTACAACGTTTTAAAGAACAGCAAAGCAAAAGTAACTACTTACTGTGATGGCTTTGCATGTTCCGCAGCATCTGTCATTTTCATGGCTGGTGATGAAAGAGTCATGAATGGCGCATCTCTTTTGATGATACACAACGCATGGACTTACGGACAGGGAAATGCGGCAGAGCTTAGAAAGCAGGCGGATGATTTAGACACTATCACACAGGCGTCTGTAAAAGCTTACATGAACCGTGTAAGTATTACAGAAGATGAAGTAAAAAAGATGCTGGATGAAGAAACATGGATTGATGCGGATAAAGCCGTAGAGTATGGATTTGCCACAAGTATTTACGAAGAAAAAGAAGATGGGGCAAATCAATCCGCGCAGATGAGCATCCGAAATAGAATTTTAAATACTCCGGTAGCCGTGCAGCAGGAAACATTGGATACAGAAGAAGTTGCAAAAAAAGTTGTAGAATTATTAAAAAAAGAAGAACCAAAAGCGAGCACCGACTGGGGTGCTTTTTTTAATGGAGGTAAAAAATGATTATTGATGGAAATAAAGAATTACAGCAGAAGGTAAAAGAATTACTGGATGGTGCAGAAGACAAAAGTGCTGCTATCTACGAAGCGGCGGAAATGATTATTAGTGCAAAACATGACGGGTTGATTAAAGAACTGGTAGAACAGAATGCCAAAGCGGCAGCAGATGAAAATTACAGAAAATCCCTTGGTTTGCATACCTTGAGCAAAGAAGAAAATGAATTTTACGGAAAAGTAAAAGAGGGCGTATACCAGGCGATTACAGCAAAACAGATTGATATCCTGCCAACTTCCATTATTGAAAGAACGCTGGAAGATGTAAAAACAGCAAGTGACATTTTAACTCTTGTAAACTTTGCGCCGGCAGATGTAAAACATTGGATTACGGGGGAACATACTGGAAAAGCTGTGTGGGGAACAGATTTAACCGCTGCAATTACAGGGGAGTTATCTGCTACCATTAAAGGGATTGACTTAGAACAGCATAAATTAACTGTATTTATGGTAATTCCAAAGGCAATCCGTGACTTAGCGCTTCCGTTCGTAGATAAATATTTCAGGGCTATTCTTGCAGAAGCAATGCAGGACGGATTAGTGGATGGATACTTAAACGGAGATGGGAAAACTGGCCCAGTAGGAATTACAAAGAAATTGGAGACTTTTACATCTACCGGAACTGCACAGGTGAAAACAAAGCTGACAACAATTAAAAAATTCTCTCCGAAAGGCTTGATGGAAGTAAGAAAAACTCTGTCAAATAATGGAAAGAGAAAAGTGACAGAATTACATCTTATCTGTAACCCTCTGGATGAGGCAGAATTTGTAGACCCTTGTATGTATGGCGAAGCGCTTACAGGAGGATATAGAAATACATCCTTTATGCCGATTGTAAAACATGTAGATGCAAACTGTCCGAAAGGAACCGGTATCTTTACATTAAAAGGCGTTTACACCATGGGAATTTCCGGTGTGAGATTTGATGAATATGACCAGACAAAAGCTATGGAAGACGCAAATCTCGTGATTGGAAAATGTTATGCAAATGGAAGAGCGGACGATGATAACTGTGCGGTAGTATTTGACGTTACAAAGTTAGAGGAATATGTTCTTCCTGTTACACAGGTGACTGCACCGGGCGCAGGAGGCTGATAGGATATGGCGGAACTGGAAAAGCTTATTTACGAAGTAAGGCAGGAATTTCAAATTCCGCCTTTCTTCCCGGATGAAGGACTTATGAATTATGCAAAAGAAGGAGAAGCAAGGCTTTTACATCTTAATCCCAAAGCAGACTTGGAAAAGGATTACACATACAGAAGTTTGCTGAAAAATTATATCTATTACGCATATCATCATAAAGTCCATGAATGGGAAGAAAATTATCAAAATTTGATTGTGAGCTGGCAGTTGGGAAGTGAGGTATAACATGACACAGTTACCAGAATATACGGATGGGTGCTTTTGGCTATATCGAATTAAAAATGATACGACCACTGATTTTCCGGTAGAAGTCCTTAAAAAAACAGGGATGTGTATCTGTTACAGGGAAATTTCCGTGTTTGACAAATTGCGTTATGAATTTGACCAGGGAGGAAAAGAAATTACTGCAAAAATCAGGATACCGCAGTATAAGAAAATAGACAGTAAATGTGTCTGCCTGATAGAAGGAAAACAGCACCTTGTTTATAATGCAGCACATATTACAAGCAAAGAGGGATTTCCGGAAACAGAGCTTACCCTTGTAAGACCAGAAAAGGAGCTTGAAATCTTATGACAAAACAGGAATTAAGTGAATTATTACATAGTTTAGATATTCCGGCAAATGAAGGGATTTCCAGTGATGAGAATGTAAATAAATATCCACGTATTGTGTATTGGCCATACTACGAACAGGATGAAACAGCGTCAGGCGAAGGCTATCATAACGTTGTAACTTACCAGATTTCTTTCTATGCAAGAACGCCACAGCATGAGAAATATAAGGAACTTAGAAAGAAACTTCGTGATTTGGGATTACATCCGGCATTTCAGCATGAGTACGTGGAAAAAGATGCAGTGTTTGCGAAAACATGGCATACATACTTCGCTTTAGATGTAGTGGAGGACATTGATGGGATTTCATGAAGATGATGGATTTGATGCGCTTCAGAAAATTTTAGATGGGTACGACATAAAGGAAGATGCTGTTTTAGCAGGATTAGAAAAAGGCGCTGAACAATTTGCAGCGGATATCCGAAAGCTTCCAAAACCACGCTCTCAAATAGCAAAAGCCGGGTATACACATCTTTTGGATACTGTAACACACAAGAGGACTAACAAAGATGTAGAAGTAGGCTGGGGAAAATATTATGGACCTATGGTAGAAAACGGAACAACGAAAATGAACGGTAGCCCTCACATCAAGCCGGAATTTGAAAGAAACAAAGAGAAGTATTATAAAATCATGACACAGAATATTTTTAGGAGGTAATTATGAGCATTACATCAAAAAAGCCACCGATTAAAGAAACAGTAGGAGCGCAGTATATTTGTTTTGCAGCAGAAAAAGAAGACTGGGACGGAACTTATGATGCAGAGGTGGAAAAGACAGAAACTGTAAAAAGTGTAAAAGTAACAGAAAACGGAGAGTCTGCATCTGTCTACGCAAGTGGAAAAGTTTACGACACAGATGAAACAGTAAGCGGAGTGGATATTGAAGTTGAAAACATTGCCTTTGTTGCAGAGACTCTTGCAAAAATGAGAGGAGATGTTGTGGATGAAGGCGGTCTGGTACTGTCCGGAGGAAAAGGCATCCGCCCTTACTTTGCATACGGAAAAGTAGTGATTATGCGCGGAGGAAAAGCTCGATACGAATGGTATCCGAAATGCAAGCTTGCAGAAAACTCCGATAATGCAAATACAAGCGAAGAAAAATTCTCTGAGCAGACAGATACTGTAACCATTAAAGCATATCCGTTTAATGATAACGGAGATATTAAGGCAATGGTAGACTCTACAATGGCATCTTTCCCAGTAGGGCTTACAGAGGAAAAATTCTTTACGAAGCCGATTTTAACCAAGGAGGATTTAAAAGCGGCAGCAGGAGTAGGAGGTTGAAATGACAGAGCATTTTATTGATTTAACAGATGGGACAAGACTTGATATTAAAGTGAATTTTGGCACTTTGTATTATTTGCAAAGGCAAAAAGGCTATTACAGAATTATGAAAAAAGTAAAGAAGAACCCTAAAAGACTTACAGAGCATGAAAGCTTTGAAATGACTGCAAATATTATTTATTCCTTATTGCGGAGTAATGGAAAAACAGTGTCATTTGATGAAGCTCTGTCATTAGTTCCTCCAGATACAAGAGATATAGCCAGAGTATTAGATGCTTTCCAAGAAGAATTTGATAAATACGATAAAAAAAAACGTGCGAAGACTATGAGGACACCATAGAAATCGACTGGGTAAGCTATATGCTGGCAGCAAAAGAAATGTGCATGAACGAAAAAGAGTTTTGGAATACCGACCCAATCTTTTTTAATAAAATGTATGAAAAATATCAAGAAAACAAAATAAAGGAGATGAAACTGATATATGGCAGATAGTTTACAAAGAGTAGGATTGGTATTTAAAGCAGACGGAACAGTAGATTTTAAAAAAAGTTTACAACAAGTAAATGATGCGATACAGGAAAATAGAAATTCTTTTAAATTAGCAAAATTAGCATGGGACGACAGTACGGCATCCATGGACAAACTAAAAGATAAACAGGAATTTCTAACAAATCAAACAGAAGCATATTCACAAAAAGTGTCTATGTTGGAAGAAGAACTTTCTCTCTTGGAAAGTGCAGAAGAAAAAAATACACAGGCTATACGAAAAAAGAAAAACCAGCTAAATAGTACTCAAGCTACTCTTATAAAATATCAAAAAGAGTTAAAAGAAGTAACTGTGCAAATTACAAGTGGTTCAGCAGAAATGGAAGAAGAAATGAAAAAGCTGGACGGCAGTTTGAATACATTATCTGAGTCTGCAAAAGAAAACCAAAGCGCCTTTGAACTAATGAAAACACAGTGGAAAGAAGGAACGAAAGCAGCAGAAAAGCTGAAAGATGAGCAAACATTTCTTACTTCTCAGACGCAGAATTATGAGGCACAGATAAAAACGTTAGAAAAACAACTTTCCCTTTTGGAAAACGCAGAAGAAAAAAATGAGAAAGCTATCAGTGCAAAAAAAGCACAACTAAACCAGACTAAAGCGGAATTAAACAAATATAAGAGAAGTTTAGATGACGTGAAAGAACAGTTAGAGAGTGGAGCTGCAAAAGTAAAAGAATACACAAATAAATTGGATGAGTTCGGAAATAAGGCGAAAGATGTAGGTGATAAACTTGGCACCATATCAGCAGGAGCGGCGGGATTAGCGGCTGGGGCAGCAGCACTTGTTCCTGCGACAGAGGAGTATCGAAAAATAATGGCTTCATTAGAAGCATCAAGCGAACTTGCAGGATATACAGCAGAACAGACAGAGGAAACGTATGAGCAGTTATTTAGTGTATTAGGAGACGACCAGACTGCGGCAACAACAACTGCAAATCTTCAAGCGTTAGGTCTAACACAGAGTCAATTAACAGAACTGGTAAACGGAACCATAGGTGCATGGGCAAAGTATGGTGATAGTATTCCGATAGACGGATTAGCAGAGTCTATTAACGAAACGATACGTGCAGGACAGGTGACTGGAACATTTGCGGATGTATTGAACTGGGGAAGTATGGAAGGTGAGAAATTTGGCGTTAAAATGAAAGAAAATACTGAAGCAAATAAGGCATGGAATGAAGCAGTAGCAGGGGCGACTACGGCAGAGGATTTCTTTAACCTTGCTTTACAGGAAGCAGGAAATAATACGGAAAGATTTAATCTTGTGCAGCAGTTATTGGCAGAGCAAGGATTAACGCAGGCAGGCGTAAAGTGGCAGGAAGCAAATAAAAATATTGTAGACGGAAATCAAGCCACAGCGGATTTTCAGCAAGCCACAGCGCAATTAGCCGATACCATTGCACCTATTATTACCAGAGTTACAGAAATTATGACTGGGCTTATAGAAAAATTCAACGCTTTGCCACCAGAAACACAAAAGAATATTACAGGATTTATTCTTTTAATAGCAGCAGCATCTCCGCTTATTAAAATTGTAGGCGGAATATGTTCGGGTGTATCCTCTATGATAGGAATTATGAAAAGTGGAACAGCAGTTGCAAAACTCTTAGGAACAGCATTGAAGTTTACAGGCGTAGGAGGTGCAATAGCAGCGATTGTGACGGCGATAATGGTATTGTATGATAAGTGCGAGTGGTTTCGAGATTTGATACAAAGCATAGGAAAAGGGCTTAAAGACGGGCTAAACTGGATTTTGGAAAAATTGAATAAAATAACATCCCTATTTTCTGCAATTAAAATGCCAAATTTGTTTGAAATATCGAAAAAAACAAAAACTAAGCATATTGAAAGCCGAAGTATAAAATGGTATGCAAAGGGCGGTATTTTAAATAAACCGACAGTATTTGGACAAAACGGAAGCTCATTGATGGCGGGCGGCGAAGCAGGACCGGAGGCGGTACTTCCGATTAAGCTGCTAAGAGAATACATCAGGGAAGAAAACAAGATAAATAATGAAAGTCTGGTAACTGCATTTATAGAAGCTTTAAAAACATTAAATATATCACCAGATGTAAATGTGTATATCGGAGATGGAAAATTGACAAAAGTGCTGGCCGGAGAAGTGACAAAAATAATCGGCAATGGGCAAAAAGAAAGAATGAGGGCAATGGGATTAGCATGAGCGATTTTGAATACAATAACAGAAAAGCATCGGAATTCCGTATATGTATGAAAAACTTTCCAAATATCCCGGTACCCCAAAAACGCTATAAAGAGACGGAGGTATCTGGGAGAGATGGAAAATATTTGGAAGAAGATGGGTATGAAGACATAGTTATTCCGGTAGAGCTTAATTTTCTTATAAAGGACACAAGATGGTACGATGAAACAAGGCAGATTAAAAACTGGTTGTTAAATGACATAAACAGGGAATTGATATTCAAAGATGATGCGGCATTTTTTTATAAAGTCAAGAAAGTTACAGTTGGAGAGATTGAGCATACATCGAGGAGGATTGGAAACCTGACTGTGAATTTTGAATGCAATCCTTATACTTATTTAAGAGACGGACAAATGAAAATGAGCAGCAAGGAAGCGGAGCAGAACCCATACTTATTATGCAAGCCGATATATTATCTAAGAGGTGAAGGCTTTTGCGCACTGACTGTAAACGGAAAAACGGTACAAGCGAACGTAAGCCGAAGCCTAATTATTGATACAGAGCGTATGCTTACATACAGAGAAGATAAAACCTTGCAAAATACTGCAATAACAGGAGAATATGAAGACTTATATTTGAAGCCGGGAAGGAACAAGATTTCTGTTTCTCCCGGTTTTGTATTGCAGATAAAGCCAAACTGGAGGTGTTTATAGTGATACAGATTTATAAGCCGGAGAATACGAATTTTAAGGCAAACGGAGATATGCCATTGTTGCCGGATAAAGCTGTGGCGCATACAACGTTAAACGGCGCATGGTCCTTCGAGCTGCATCATCCCGTAGATGAGGAAGGAAGATGGGAGTACATAACGGAAGAAGCGGTTATAAAAGCACCATCTTTTAATGGAGAGCAGTTATTCCGTATAAAACAGAAGGAAAAGACAGAAACAGGGGTGACTGCTTATGCAGAGCCTATTTTTATGGATGCGAAAGAAGACTGTTTCTTGCAGGATATCCGCCCAACAGACAAAACGGGGCAGGAAGCCCTTGACCTTATGCTTGCCCCAAATGGGAAATACAGCGCAAAGTCGGATATTACAGCGCGAAGCACTGCCTATTACGAATATAAGAACTTTATCGAAGCTTTAAACGGCAACGATGATAATTCTTTTATAAACCGCTGGGGCGGAGAAATCCTTTTTAATAATTACGAAGTAATTGTGAATAAAAGACAGGGAAATGATTACGGAGTACAGGTACTTTACGGGAAAAATATAAAAAAAGACGGAGTACAGGAAGAAGTTGACACAAGGGAAGTTGTAACAAAGATTTTCCCAAAAGCATACAACGGGTATAAAAGTTCCGTTCCTGTGGACTCTGAGCTAATTGATAAGTATCCTACGGTAAAGATTGCCACCATAACATTTGACGATGTAAAAATGCGACAGGACGCATCGGAAGATGATGAAGAAAACGGAGCAATCATCTGTGATACACAGGAGGAGCTAGACAAAGCCTTAGAAGAAAAATGCCGACAGCAATATGCTCTTGGCATTGACAAACCCAAGATTTCCATTTTCGTAGAATTGGTACTTCTTCAGAATGTGAAAGAGTATGAAGAATATAAGGAGTTGGAAACAGTAGGATTGGGAGATGTTGTGCATTGCAAGCACAGCAAGTTAGGGATTGTCACTGACGCAAGGGTAATTGAATTGGAATACGACTGTCTGGCGGGAAAAACTATACAAGTGGTATTAGGAGATTACCAATACAATTACTTTAATAATGTAACAAGCATGGTAAACCGCATAGATGGCGCAATCAGACCGGACGGAACCGTAGTAGGGGAGCAAATACAAGGCCTGATAGACGGAGTGAAAGCACAGATGCGGGCACAGAGCAGCGCTGCAAAAAAGAGCGCGGTAAGAGCTGTTTTATTTGAAGATTTAGATGAAAAATCACCTACATACGGAGCTTTATGCTTAGGGACAATGGGATTTCAGATTGCCGGTAAACGCACTGCTGACGGCAGGGATTGGGACTGGAAAACTTTTGGAACAGGGCAAGGCTTTTTTGCAGATTTAATTGTGGCAGGAACAATGGTTGCAGACCGCATCCGTGGTGGCGAACTGATGTCAGAAAATTATGTGGAAGGTGTAGAAGGGTTCAAATTAGACTTAAACAAAGGGATTATAAAAGCAGCACAGCTCTTAATTGAAACTTCTGCAATCGGAAGAGTGGAAAGAGGGTTCCGGTTCAACAACGGAAATCTTGAAATATTGGGAGTGGATGGAGATGTAATTGCAAGTATCCATTGCTGTGGAAGCTTACCGAGCACACCGGAAGGTCTTCCGAGCGGTTGGCCGAGCTACACTGCCTTTACAGGAGGCACACCAAAAGACTCTTACAGTGGAGGTTTTTGGGTAAGAAAAGACGGAAATACGGTAGGGATAAGTGCTAAGGAATTGGATATGAACGGGAAGACTGCAAAAACTGGAAGAATAGAATTTTCTGATGGAACATTTGTAGAGTTGGTAAATGGCATAGTTGTAGGTGGAAATACGAAAGAAGGTGCATTTTAATGGCATGGACGATAGGGAATAAGTACCTGACAGAAGCGCAGATGCAGGGAAATGCCATAGAAGTGCATAAATACTTTGCAAAGATGGGCTGGTCCTTAAATGCCATAGGCGGCATCTTAGGAAACATGGAAAAAGAGTCAAACATTAACCCGGGGCTATGGCAGAGCTTGCAGGAAGGGAATTATAAGGGTGGCTTCGGACTTGTGCAGTGGACTCCGGCAACTAATTATACCAACTGGGCAACGGCAAACGGATACAGCATTAACAATCCGGACGGACAGCTCTACTGGATACAGAACTTAACTGTATCCTCAGGACAGTGGATCAAAACATCTGCTTATCCAATTTCGTTCGAGCAGTTCAGAACAAGTAAAGAAAGCCCGGAATATCTGGCGAGTGCATTTTTAAAGAATTTTGAGCGTGCCGGCGTGGAAGTGGAAACAGAGAGAAGGCAGTGCGCAAGAAAATGGTACAATTACCTGCAACAATTTTCCGGTGCAGATGTAATCGAAAAAGCAATCAAGTGGGCTTGCGATACCGCAGCGGATAATAGCCACGGATACAGCCAGCAAAACCGCTGGGGACCTGATTACGACTGTTCTTCCTTTGTGACGCAGGCATATCGAAAAGCTGGGGTAAATATCGGGGGTGGCACAGGAGTCTACACCGGAAACATGAAAACACTTTTTACGGCAGCAGGATTTACTATTGCAGATGATGTAAACCTTGTAACCGGAGAAGGGGCGCAGCGTGGAGATGTATTCTTAAATACCACACATCATACCGCTATGTATCTGGGGAATGGAAGGATTGTACATGCTTCTTCCAGCAGAGGGCATCCGGAAACAGGAGACCAGACGGGAACAGAAGTGTACGAAGCAAACTTCTATAGTTATCCGTGGGATTTGGTGCTTCGATATAAAGACGGTGGTGGGATTATTCCACCGGAACCGGAGGGGCTGTATATTGTAAGGTTTATACCGGCATAAGGAGGTGAGTAGGAAATGGAAAGTATTAAAAGAAAAATCTTCGTACTAAGGGATTATATCAAGGATGCAATCGAGTATCCCCAAGGAGCTGATGCAGTACCAATTGAATTTGAAATTGTTGATTATGAGATACCGGAAAATGCCAAAGCAATGATATGTGTAGAAAAACCATCAAAAAAAGGCATTTATAACACCGCAGTAATCGAAGACAATGTAATTAAAGTAGAGCCTGTAAAGCAGATGTTTGCAGAAAGAGGAGAAGTTTCCTTACAGGCAGAGGTACAAATAAACGGAAAAACATTATTAACGTTTATCCAGCCTATTAAGGTGAGCAGAAGCCTTATTCCTATTGATAGCGAAAACGGAAGCAATTTATTTGATGAGCTCCTAAAAAAGACACAGGCTGCCATTGAGGAAATGGAGAAAACCAAAGAAGAAATTATAAAAGCTGCACAGGAAGGAAAATTCAGCGCCACGGTTCAGGCAGGAGATACAAGGACCCTTCCGGCAGGGGAAGACGCAAGAGTGACAAATACCGGAACGAAAAAAGATGCTGTTTTTCAGTTCTTTATTCCAAGAGGAGCAGAAGGTGCAGTAGGACCAAAAGGAGAGCAGGGAATTCAGGGACCAAAAGGACCACAAGGACCAGCTGGAAAAGATGGGGCGGCAACGGTACTGGATTTAAAACCGGGTGTCTTCGCTATGACGGTAAAGGCAGGACATTTATTTTTAATTCATAATACGATGGAACCGGTTCCGCCACTTAAGATTGTGAATGGCAGGTTGAAATACATAATCGGGGAGGGATGATATTGAAGGTCGATTTTACTGACGAGTACAAAAAGCATATCACGGCAACCGGACTGACACAATGGGATTACGGGCAAAAATTAGAAATATATGGGATACCGGATGTTACCCACGCAGAAGTACATTTCTGTTGTGAAAGTGATACGGAAGCCTTAATACAGCAGGCAGAGATTATAGATTGTATATCAGTAAATATTCCTGATGTTTTGCTGCGCACAGGAGAGAATATAAAAGCCTATGTTTACATTGCTACGGCGAAAGAAGGACGAACTATTCGTACAATTACATTGGTAGTAAAACAAAGACAACGGCCGGAAGATTATACTGCACCGCCAGAAAAAAACTTATTAAGGGAAATTTTGGAAAAGCTGGATTTAAAAGCGGATAATATAAAACTTACTGAGAATGAATTGCAGCTGCTTTCCGGTGGAAAAGAGATTGGAAGCAAAATCCGTCTTCCTACTGGTTCCGGCGGCAGGGAAATTGAACTGAGAAACAACGGAACTGCTATACAGTGGCGGTATACAGATAGTAATGATTGGATAGATTTAATCCAAACAGAAGAACTAAGAGGCAAAGACGGTGTCACCCCTAATTTTGTTGTAAGGGACGGACACCTGATTGCAATATATGAAGAAAAGGAGAAATAAAACATGGCAAGAGAAGTAGATTTAGGAAGCATTGTGGGACCAAGAGGACCGCAGGGAGAAAAAGGGTTACAGGGTGAAAGAGGTCCAGCAGGTCCATCCGGAGCAAAAGGCGAACAAGGCATTCAGGGTCCAGCTGGACCGGCTGGAGCCAAGGGCGAACAGGGAGAAACAGGACCTACCGGACCAGCAGGAGCAAAAGGTGAACGGGGACCGGCAGGCCCAGCTGGAGCCAAAGGCGAGCAGGGTATCCAAGGACCAAAAGGAGAAAAAGGCGATCCTTTTGCAGTTGCAAAAACGTATCCTTCCGTGGCAGCCATGAACGCAGGCTTTGCTACCGACGGGGTAAAAGAAGGTGGCTTTGTCGTAATCAATACAGAAAATGTAGAAGATGAAGATAATGCAAAGTTATATGTGAAAGGAAAAACTACTTATACCTTTCTTACAGATTTATCCGGTGCTCAGGGTATGAAAGGACCACAGGGAGAAAGAGGACCACAGGGAAATCCGGGAGCCCAGGGAATTGCAGGACCGGCAGGTCCGAGAGGTGAAACTGGCGCAAATGGAGCACAAGGTCCACAAGGACCAAAAGGTGCGGATGGAAAAACACCAAGCTTCGAAATCAGGGGCGGACATTTATATGCAATCTATGAGTAATCAGGAGGATAAAAATGGCAGTACAGGAAATTGATTTAGGCCCTGTTCAAGGACCGGCAGGTCCGGCAGGACCCAAAGGAGAAACCGGAGCACAAGGACCAGCAGGTCCGCAGGGAAAACAAGGACCACAGGGAGATCGGGGACCGCAAGGAGCAACAGGTCCGAAAGGGGAGCAAGGCTTGCAGGGACCACCCGGAGTAGTAAATGCAAACACAGCAATTCCTTTTACGATGGCAAGTACAAGAGAAAATATCAAAAGCAATGAAAGGTTTAAAACTGTATTAGGGAAAGTGGCGAAATTTTTCAATGATTTAAAAGCGCATGCTTTTGAAAACCCAATACAAAATCTTACGACAACAGTTGCAGGAAAAACTTTAGATGCAACTATGGGAAAAACATTGGGTGATAGATTAACAACTGTTGAAACTAGAGTACAGAACCACTTTGACCGAACAGGGGCAGAATGCTCTAACGGAGGTTATGCTTCAGATTGGAACTTATCAACGAGTTATCAAAACATTGGAAATGCATGGGACTTAGTAGATGACAAATATTATAAAAGTTTTTCAGAAGGTGGAATACAAGTAAAAGAGGGAGGATTATATCTTGTTTTTTTACAAGTTGCCTTGCGATGTACGGGCAATAGTAATTTTTGGGGAAAACTTGTGAAAGACGGAGCGACTTTACAATCTTATATTCAACCTGTATCTCTTTACTCAACTTTTCAAGGATTTTATTGTGGATATTTTTCATCTGGTGAAAAACTACAATTTTTAGTATCAAAACCAAGTGATGATACAACTTTAACTGCCGTGAAAGGTCAATCTTATATACAACTTGTTAAATTAATCTAATTAAAAAGGAGAAAAATTATGCAGAAAATTGTATTTACAGATAAAACAGAATTTGAAATCATGCCGGGTGCATCTTTAGGAGACATTACCGTTTTGTGTAATGACTTCACAGCTCTTGGTAATTTTACAACCGCTTTAAAGAAAAAAGGAAATTTAGACTCCGTACAGTTTAAACAGGATGAACAGGTTACAGGAGAATATGAGAAAATGTTACTTGCATCTGCTACTTATTTCAATGTAGATATTGATGAAGCAAACAAGGTATTGGCTTCTTTTTCTTTAAGAGAAAAAACAGAAACAGAAAAACAGATTGAAGCGTTGTCTCAGCGTGCAGACGTAACAGAAGCAGCTTTACAGGAAGTAATTTTAAAACAGGAGGTGTAGATTATGGCAAGATTTTTAGCAATGCGAATTAAAATGGGGCATTTAAGACTGGAAGAAATTCAGGAGCCATTAAGACAGGAAGTCGGAAAAGTATTAGAAGAAATGAATTAAGATTTTTAGAGAGACCTTAACTGGTCTTATTTTATTGCATAAAATAGAGAAAGGGGAATGAAGATGCCAGAGACGATTGTGGTTGCTATTTTGTCTTTGATTGGAACTTTAGCGGGCAGTTTTGGCGGTACGCAGCTTATTAAATACAGAATAGAGCAGCTGGAAAAGAAAGTAGAAAAGCATAACTCTGTTGTTGAGAGGACTTACTTGCTGGAGGAAAAAGTAAAAGTGGCCAATCACAGAATTGAAGATTTAGAAAGGAAGGCAGAAGAATAATGGAACAGATTATGAATTATGTAAAACCGGAGCTGATTGTAGTAGCGATTGTGCTTTATTTTATTGGGATGTGGTTGAAGCAGTCCCAGACTGTAAAAGACAAATATATCCCTTTGCTTCTTGGAGGTATAGGTGTTGCCATTAGTGCCATCTATGTGTTTGCTACCTGTGCGTGTGGTAGCGGACAGGAAAATGCATTGGCAGTTTTTACAGCGATTACGCAAGGTGTGCTGGTGGCTGGATTGAGTACATACGTCAATCAGATGGTAAAGCAGTTAAAGAAAGAAGAATAGAAACTGACAGGAAGAGAGCTTGGAAACAAGCTCTCTGTTTTGTTGCGTCGGCGCAATAGCCGGCAGAAAGGAGAAAACATGGGAAGATATAACATACACGCAGGACACTGCCCACAGGGACAGGGAGCAAGCGGAGCAGTGGGAATTTTAAAAGAGTCTGTGGAAGACAGACTGGTAAAAAATACTCTTATTGCAAAGTTGAGAGCTGCCGGACATACTGTGTATGATTGCACGGATGATACAAATTGCAGCTCATCCCAGAATTTAAAAAATATTGTAACTAAATGTAATGCCCATTCGGTTGATTTGGATATTTCTATCCACCTTAACGCAGGGGGCGGTACAGGTGTGGAAACCTTAATCTATGACAATAAAACAAAAGATATTGCTACAAGAATATCCAGTCAAGTATCATCTGCTCTTGGAATTACAAACAGAGGCGTAAAAACAAGAACCGGATTGTATGTATTAAAACATACAAATGCCCCGGCACTTCTGGTGGAATGCTGTTTTGTTGACAGCCAGAACGATGCAGCAAGGTGGGATGTAGAAAAATGTGCGGAAGCCATTTTCGAAGGTATTACAGGCACTTCTTCCTCTCAGGCAGAGTGGGTAAAAAACGAAACAGGATGGTGGTATAAACATGCAGATGGTACCTACACTACGAACGGCTGGGAACAGATTTCTGGAGCATGGTACTACTTTAATGGTAACGGTTATATGCTTACCGGATGGCAGCATATTAACGGATACTGGTATTACATGGATAATAGTGGAGCAATGAAAACCGGTTGGCAGTATATCAATGGAAACTGGTTCTATCTTAAAGCAGATGGTGCTATGGCGGAAAACGAATGGTACAAAGACGAAAACGGAAATTGGTTCTGGCTCAAGGAAGGCGGTTACATGGCACGTAACGAGCTTGTTTGGATTGGAAATGAAATGTTCTACTTTATGTCAGATGGGCATTTGGCAAGAACAAATGACAGAGGGGCATTGGTGTAATAAGAACAATAGCAGGATGCCAAATTCTGCTATTGAATTTGGTTTTCGCTAAGAATATCATACAAATGCTTGATTTATGAAATTATTTTTATATAATAATTATAAGAATACATATCATATAAGGAGAGCAAAAATGATTAAATTAGATGATTTTAAAGAGTTGGTTAAATTTGCAAATGAAATAGCTGATTTTTTACAAATAGATACACCTAAAATTGAATATAATGAAAATGTAGTAGATGCTGAAAGAGGCGATTACATTCCTGAAAAAGATGAAATTATTTTAGCAGGGGAATTAGACAGCCGTGATATATACTTTACAGTTGCACATGAATTAAGACATAAATGGCAATTTCTAAATGAATATAATACATATTTTGCAGACTATAAAGAAATAGAAGAAATAAATTTAAACGGATATAGAATGCAAAAGGCAGAGATTGACGCAAATGCTTTTGGAATGATTATGATGATTAAATATTTCCAAGGTACAGTTTGTTTTAATGGATATTCAAAAGAAGAAAAAAGAAAAATAATTGAAAGAGCATCGGAACTTGCGAAAGAATATAGTATAGAGTTTCCGTTTGAGGGATATTGCAAGTTTTTAGGACTTTAAAGAGATAGAATGGAAAAACGCATGGTATGTTCCGTGCGTTTTTTCTTTAAAAGAGTTATTACGAAGATATATTGTATCATCTTGCAAATAAAACACTATATAATGTTGTTTGTATGTTGTTGCAATTAGGTCATCCAGTTCGGGCACTGTACCCTTTGTCCGTCACAATACTGAGTTAAAATCGGCTGCCGCACCCCTGGTTTTGAAAGATAATTGTCAAAGAGCTCATCTACAATACGGGAGATGCTTTCAAAAATATTTCGCCCGTGCATCCATTTGTGGTCGAAAGCAGTAGATGAAGTGATGGTAAAGTCGTATCCCTTGTTCCTGTACCATTCGGTATACACACGATTTAAAGTAAAGGACATAATTGCCAATACATTTGCACGAATGGTATTATCCGGCCAAGTGGCATAAATTTCGCTGCTGGCTACATTTTTGATATAATCTCGATAACGGACATAATAATCCCTTGCGGTGGAGTCATTTGGAGAACCATCATGCACAACCACATATTCCGGAATAACCACACGGCTCAGAACGATTTCCCCTGACGTATCCATAGGCTTGATTTCGTCTTCGGGAATTTTTTCAGGATATTCTCCATAGAGGGTATGAGCAGGAATGACAATATCTTCAAAAGCTCCGGGAGCGGCTTGAGGAGATAAGACAGCTCTTTGAATAGCAGTAGCATCCGGTAAAATTTCTGCTCCGGAAATATCCAAATCATCAAAGCCTTCTTTTGAAATGCGGAAAGTATATTCTGCATAGGGCTGATATTCAGAAGGCGCCATACTATATTCCAGTGGCGGAGCAGGAAGCTGAATTTCCGGTATCATGCCGTTGGCATCTGTTTTCA